TGAACCACCAGGTACATAAGGTTTTAATAGCCATCCGAGATTAACTTTTTTACCCGAGTCGTCATAACCAACGGTGATGTTGTTAATTTCTTTTGGTAATTTTTTGTTGGGGTCAGCTAGGTTTTTTAAAACCGTCTCTACAGGTACGCCTTGTACCCCTATTTCGTACCCGCGTGTTTGCAATTCCGCCAACATTGTAAGCAAACCTTCCCTAGCTGACTGGGCGGCTCCTTCTCCCATAAACGTTCCGGTCAATGCTTCATTCAACCTTCGACCAGCATTCATTAAATCCATAGGGTTAACGGTTATAAAGTCATCAGTACCCGGAATTCTCAGTTCAAACGTTCGCCACTCTTGTTTACTTTGGCTCGCTTGACTTACAGATCGCCGAATAAATTCTTCTATAGAAACTTCAATCTCGTTGCCTTTACCGTCCCTGAGTCTGATTGTTTCTGTATCGGGTGTGGATTCAATCCATATAGTGTAGGTGGGTTTATCTCGAACGCCTTCCTGTACCGGATTGCTTCTTATGCTTACTATTTCACTTCGGGTCTGCTGTTGTAATCTTGTTGCTGTCTGCAGTGTGCTCTTTGAAACCTGAGACCATTCCGGATCAGTCCAGTCTATAGTTTGACCTGTTACTTCTTCATAATTTCGTCGAGCTTCGTCTATACCGCTAAACTTATTTTCACCTTCTACCGCTGAGTATTCCTCTTTTCGCACGCCGTCTTGTACAAAAGAATGGGGAGAAGCTTCGGTTTCAAACTCCTGATCGGCTCCAGCAGTTGCAGCACCCTCATTAGTATCCTGACCTGTTTCCAGATCATCCCTATCACCAACCGCATCAGTATCATCATCTTCCATGAACTTAACGTCTGGCCCCGACCTACGTTTCCGATCAGCTAGTGCCTCGTCAATTGGGAGGATCTCACGACGCCCGCCTTCAGGCATTAGCTTTTCAGCAGCGTCCCATGCAGCAGCCTGTCTTTCTGGTGTTGTTGTTTCTTCTGAAACAATGCCGCCTGTTGAATCGTAAACCCGGACAACAATGGAGTCTGCGTCAGTCTTTACGGCACTATACCCAAGGGCTGCAGCAAGAACTGCGTCACTGGCTTCACCTTTTATTACCTCTTCAACAACTGCTCTATCAGTCGATACAATTGTTCCGCGACCCTGAACAAAAGCCGCGAACGCTTCTTTACCATCTATAAAGATTCTTGAGATGCCGCTTTTTTTAGTTGTAAAACGGGAGTCAGGTTCTGTGCCCGCTACCCAAACAGCTTTTTTATCGCTGGTATCATTTACCATCGCGGATAGCTGGGAGTTTATATCTAACTCGGATTCGGCGGTTGTCTGTCCAGCCGGTGCATCGCTAATATCTTTTCCTGCCTGGTGTGCAGCCCAACGTTCTTTGATGGTGTCAGCCATCCGGCTAGCCCGTTCAGTGACTCCTGCTGCTGCATCTAATGCACTGGAAGGGAGATTACCAAGTTCTTTTGCGGCTTGTATTGAAGTCGAACCCGCCCCTCCAATAGCGCCACCTCCGAAGAACGCGACAAAACCCGCATTCAGTCTTCGCATATTGGCATCGGCATCAGTAAAGTCTGAGTCCATCGACATACGATTTCGTATGGCAATTTCTTCTTGGGTAAGTTCAGTAGCTGCTTCTATTGCGCCACCTTTTAGAGTGCCTTTTACAAGGGTATCTGCAAGGCGTCCCATAACAGTTTCAGGCCCGCCTGATTTTTTCTTAGCCTGGTTTGCAAGCAATTTAACGAGTCCGTATTCACCAAGCACACCAACGCTGGCTTGCGGTAAGGCTACAAGCGCCGCCCGCATTGCATTTGCGTCATCCAATGTTCGCCCTGACTCTAGTGCTTCGCCGACATTGCTACCTCCTAAGGGGACGTATTCAGCACCAAAAGCACCTGCTATACCCCCTCGCTTGAATGATTTACCAGTGCCTTCTGTTGCGCTTAATACTTTACGACCTCCAGCCACAACTGCATTACGTGTTAAACCTGCGGCTTCTTTTGCTGCTTCGTAAGCTGCTTGTGCAATATTCCTTTGCTCGTTAGTTGCAGTTTTATTAGCGACTGCCTCTATTGATTCTTTTATAAGTGCCTTCGATGCTTGCCGTGCTTCTTGAGTAATTATTTGTTTACCCAACGTTACGCCCATCGATGCTATACCGCCACCAGTGAAAAACCCGATAATAGAAGTTAGTGCGCTAGGGACAATTTGCCCGGTCCCTTGTGCAACCTGATCTAAGAACCCTTCTACAGTTTTTTCTTCCCAGAACTCAGAAAACGTTTCCAGTCCCTGCATGGGTATTGCTGCTAACTCTTCGGTTATTCGTGCGTTAGCAATTGAATCCTGTTTACCCTGTTCATCTCCTTGCAGCTGATCAATGGCTGCACCAAACATATAAGTATCAGCCACAAGCGTTTGTGCGCCGCTAGTAAGACTGCGTCGAAAGCCATCAAAAAACCCATCTGAAGGCATAGGTCCAAGACCACCGGAAAAGAAAGAAGAGCCTCTTTCTTCAGAAGAAGGCGTTTCCTCGTTTTGTCTTTGAGTTGCAAAAAAATTCGATAGAACTTCATCGGAAACGTTTCGTAGCGGCGGCGCATCCGTAGCAGAAACAGAATTTGCCTGATCAATAATACTCTGGGTATTATCAGCAGACGCAAGAATATCAGAGCCATTAAACGCATCAACGCCTAGATTAAAGTAGTCATAACCCGAAGTGCCATTTGCGTCTACATTAGTTAGATTTTTTGCCCCGTTGGGTCCGAGTAAATGGGCGGCTGCTAAATAGCCTGAAACTTTATCCTCTGGTGTATTAGGATCTATTGTTCCGTTTGAACTTAATACACCGTGATTAAATTTAAGGTTTTCCTGAAACGCAAGATCCTGCACATCGGGGTTATTTAAAAAATCCTCTTTACTATATACCCCGTTTTTACCGGTCCAGTTCATTGCATTATCTAAACCGCTGTTACCTGAATGCTGTTGAGAGGTTCCGGATTTTAAATAGCCAAGCGTTTCTAACGCCAACTGCCCAAACTGGTAGCCGCCTATATAATTAAGTGGGTTTACACTGCTATAGTCACCAGACGATTCTTGCTGAAGTAGGGCTTGTTGGAGACTAAAAGACACTCTCTATGTTACTCCGCGTCTGCAAACTTCATATTATTTTTAGCGGCTGTTCTAAGAAGTTGTGCTAAAATTCCTCCGCTTTCTCTTTCTATCATCTTCAATTTAAAAGACTGACTTAGCTGGCCGTCACCGGTAACGTAAGCAATATCGGTAATTACTCCTTTCTCCGTTCTCGCTACACGGATTTTATTTAGATCATAGTCAATAACACCCTGAGGTTCTGTAGTAAATAAGTCTATAAAGCCCTGCCCAAAACGTCCTCTATCAGATATTGCCATTCCTTGCGCATAAAAATTCGCTGCAAGATTCAATGCATCCATATGTAGTCTTAATTCTTGTTGACTTTTTGCAGCGTTAATTTTACGGATATAGTCTGTTATTGTTCTACCCAGCCTTTTAGTTACTTTCTCTGAGCCTTTTGGAGTGCGAGCAGTGAACTTTTTTAACCGCCCCGTGTCTTCATTAATATTCCCTATGCCTACAATGTCATATACTTGATCTACAAAAGGGTCGATTACTTCCTTCTGGATTTTTTGTGCATCGCCCCACTGTTTATCTTTTAGTTTGTCTGCCTCAGTTCGTTCCCCTTTTGCAGCGTTCCGAGCCCTCTGTAACTGGGTCTCTGCTATTGTCTTATCGACAGCGTCTTTTCTTTGTTGCGAAATTATCGCGGCTGCTTTGTAACCGTCAATCTCCTGATCACCGTGCTTTATTAAATTCAGGGTCTTTCCAAATAAAGCCGCCTGTTTATCTGTCCCGCCTGTTTGAGTCATGGCAATTGCCAGAGCAGTCTGAATTGCATCGCTTTCGCTGATTTTCTTGTCTACTACTGCTTGAGCCAATTCAGTATCGTTAGTTATATTATTTTTTTGTAGAAACCCGTTTATTACTTCCATCTGTTGGGCATTAGGCTTTTTAGCTGATTCTTTAATTGCTGCGAGCCAGTCACCTTGAGTTAGTTCTATATTAGAAGCTGCAAATTCACCGGTCCCAATACTGTCGTAATTTGTTATAGCATTCCTTATATCTTCTTCTGTATACCGCTTCTTGGCATCAGAAGGTCCGTACCTCTCTTCCAGATCCGCCTCGAACGCTTTTCCAGCTTTTCCGGTTTCCTCCCTTGCTGGCACCGGATCATCAATACTTCCAAGAAACTTGTTAAGAATCCCGATATTTGAAACAGCAAGATCGAATCCATATGTAACCGCACTTGCGCCGTCGTTCCAAATATCAACTCCCTTCGCAGCTAGGCTCGCTGGAACCGCATCCCAGAATTTTCTCCCAGGGCCGGTCAGTCGTGTTCTAATACGTTTTGCTATTTCGGCTCTTTGCTCGGGAGTCTTTTTATCCCAGGCTTCTAGCGTCATCGGTGGGTCCAACTCAGAAAGGAGTTGTTCCAGATTTCCTAACTTTGCTTTCTCTGGCCCGACTTCTGCTTCCCATTTTTCTCTCGCATCCCCCTCTACGGTTTCTAACAGAGCATTAACGTCTACCCCCATTTGGACGGCAAGCCCTCTAAGTTCTTCTGAAGGCATATCACCGACTACATCGTAGAAATTAGTCAAGTTTGCAGGAGTCAGGGTGCCGTTGTTTCCCGAGTCATTTTTATATTGAGAAACTATTTCCCGCCGTAACACAGCGTCTTGTCGCGCTTCAATTCCATCCGCAAGATTACTGTAGCCAGTAAGTATCTGCCCCTGATTATCTAGTAACCCGTTTTTTGAAATACCGTCTTGGAATGCCCCTCTTAGCTTAGTGTTTAGTTGTTCTGCACTAAGAGAAGTAATCTGATCTGTACCATCGGGAGTTCTAAAATGCGTCATAGGTGCCCGCGTACCATCTGTACGTTCTATTATCGGGATATATCGAACAGATGTTTTTCCCGTTTCAGGATCAGTAAATTCTTTTTCCTCAAGGTCAACTAATTTTCCCTGGACAGTTTCACCCGCTTCATTCGTATATAAATTAACATCTCTAGTGGCAAGGTTTAATACCTCAATCCCTGCGCGCTTTGCATTTGGATTGCTAAATAAATCCGTAACTAAATCTCTCTTATTTACATCAGTTATGGTTTGGCCGGTTGCTAGAGTAAAGTTCGATATGGATATCCTGTAATCATTTGTTTGATTCGCACGGTCTTTTTCAAGTAACTCCTGTGTAAATTTCTTTTGTTCTCTATCCGCTGCTTCGCGCCGCATCAGCAAGTCTTCTCGTGCGACATTCTTTCTAAAGCGGTCGTCGGATGCCGCTCGAAAAGAACCTAAGGCAGATTGTATACCCGCTCCAAAACCTTCGTATGCCATATAAATAGCCCTCTAAAATGCCAACGCAAAAATAGCAGCAGCCCCTAGACCACCGATGGTGCTAAAAGTATTAGCACGAGAAGCTGCTTTGGCTTGCTGATATGCAGCATCTAATTGAGCAGCGTTCTGCGCTGCAGTACCCATTGAACTTAATGCACTCCGGTTAACGCCTTGTCCTATATTGATAAGGTCATTAAGTAATTCTTCGTTAGCCGCTTTCTGATCGATACGGGCAGTATTAACCGCCTGAGTACGTCCAAGCGTAGTGTTTCTGTTCAAAGCTCGCTCCAACTCGGCTTTCTGCGCGTTTGTTAACGCTCCCGTGCTTTCTAATCCGTACCGCTCCTTATTCCGGTCTGCGATACCCCTTGTAAGTGCTGACGCTGTCTCAGAATCTTCCACTGCTTGATCGATTAAAGATGTATCTGTTTTCGCTTTTTCAACAAGTTCACGTTCTTTGTCAGCCCAGTTTTTGCGCCATTCCAGGTAATCATCTCTGGTCATATCGGCATAGGCTTTTTCCGGATCAGCTACAGCAGGGAGCCCTAGAGAATTAGTAGAAGCCCCACCACTGTAACCCCAAGGACCACTTCCGCCAGACTCTTGCCATCGTCTTATGCCCTCTTGCTGTTCTGGCGTTAACGCACTTTCGTTTGCGGGAGGGTTTTCTCCGGTGCCTTCAACGCCGCCTGTTGTACCGTCTTGTGGTTCGTTGAGATTTTCAGATTCTTCAGACATTAATTAGCTCCACTGCCAAGCGCGAGTAGCAGCGCGTTTAGGGTCACTATAAGGGTTAGTATCAAAATATCTTTTCATTCTCTCCTTGAAGCTACCTCCACGCTTTCCTGGTCCGCCCCCCTCAGACTCAGGCGCACCTCCGTGCCAATTTTCTCCAGCCATTTTATTACTTATACCTTGAACAACATAAGCCGTGCCTAGTTCACCAAGCATCGCGTTTCTTGCCGCTCGTGTTTTGTTATTAGCGTCTGCTTGCGCTAATTGTTTGGTTGTTTGTATTGACGATAGATTTGCCAGACCACTTGCATTATCTGATCCCTGTCCTCGACGCATTCCAACTGCTTCGGTAGCAGCTTTATTCGAGATATTTGCACCGATACGATTCGCCTGATTGTACTGACCAGTTAACGCCATAGTCCGATCATAAGAAGAGGCTGTATTAGTCCGTGACAGATCATTATAAGTCTGCCCACCTGCTCCGGTTTTAGTTAAGGCTTGCATTGCATCTGCGTTTGAAACGCGCCTTGCTATTTCGGTCGCGTCCCTGCTATCAAGCGCCTTCTCTGCTTTATCTAACAGCAAAGGACCGTAGAGATTGTTAAAATCGGTTTTATTTGCAAGCGCAACCGATGCATTCATTTTTTGTGACTCGGATGGTTTATAATCTTGTTGTGAAGGTCCACAGCCCATAACTAAATCCTTTTTACTAAAGTAGCGCCAGCGTAGTTATACCCTCTGGCTTCTAGTTTTTCTTCTGTTCGCCGCGTTCTAATGCGACTGGTTATGTCAAAAACAAGTGCCTTCGCACCTTCCTCTAATGCCCACGCTTCAAAAGCATCAAGCAACTTATCAAAACCGCCCCGGCTTCTTGCTTCCGGAAGGATGTAACAAGTCTCTTCGTAAGCAACTAAGTCATTACCAAGAAAAGTCGGTCCGACTGAAGCAAACAAAACGCCGACAGGACTTCCTTCTTGTGCTATGACAAACAGTTTTTTCTGTTCGTCTGCCATAAAGTCAATAACCCTTGCAGCCATCTTCTCTCGATCAAAGTCCATATGTGAATAAACGGACTCTTTCCAGAAGACTTCTGCTCCATAAAGGATTACCTGCATATCATCAGGTATTGCATCTCTAACAACGAGCCATTTAGGATCGTGTAAAGACTTATCCCCGTTCTCTTCCGTAACGATTTCTTCTTGTTGCTCTACCAATACCACCATAATTAACCTTCCAAACCACTCCTTGATCTGCCTGTCTTGCTCTCCGCTCGGCAATCTCTACCGCCTCTGCAAAAAGCCCACTGTAAATTCCTGCCCCTTGTAAATCCGACCAGTCTCGCCCAGGCATTCTTAACAACCGGAATAAAGCACCGTTCACAACTGCATCACGGTATTCATTCATTACCTGTTCATCGCAGGAAGTTGAACTATGCGTCGGTTTTAACTGAGCCCGGATTATGACGCTTGACGTTGTTGTGTCACTTGGAACAGGTGCTAGCCAGACTAGCGATCCACTTTGCTGCACATAAAATTCCGGATCACCGTAATGATCACTGTCGCGCCATTTAGGTTTTCGTTGTTCCAGTAACTCGGTGCTTACTGGTTCTAATGTATTACCCTCGAAAGTAGCCCAGGTTATTCTGTGTACAGTTGTTCCTGTAGGTGCCTCAAGGTCATACTCGTAAGTATTTGCTACAGTAGTAATCGGATCGAGTTCAAGTTGATAGACGCCAGTTCTTTCACAGAAATCAATAGCCGAAGCTCGGACGGTACTTTCTATTAAAGTATCGGGGCACCCAATAACCATCGGTAGGATTTCGGGGAGTAATGTCTCGTAACTAATAGCCATGTTATACCGCCGTTAGTTGTTGTTGTTCGATGTTAGGATTACCTGTTGCGTCAAGTTGTCCTTTACCGGTAACGGATACTGTAAACAATTGATAATGTGAAGCTGCCCGTTGTTGACTCGGAGCAAATTCCGAATCCTTCATGTACGCCATATACAGCACGTAATTTAATAACGCATTAGCATAAACATCCGGAACCCCGAGATTGCCGTTTAAAGCAACTGTTGCAGGGTTTGCAGAATAAACAATCTCAAGATAGGCGTTACCCGCTACTCCGGGATAAACGTAGTAGTCTCGCGGATTGTTCGGGTCATAAACCCAGTGTTTAACGACCGTTGTATGTGCTGCACTTCCAGTAACTGCAGGGTCATGCCAATCAGGTGTTTGAGAATCCAGAACCGAGCGGTCTACTAACCGGACAGACCTTCCTCCTGTACCGCTGCTCGCTGCGGACATATTTCGGACAACACCAAGTAATCGGTTCCCTCCTGCGGGTATTGCTTGTTTGGTGCCAGTAACCAATGTAACAGTAGCATTAGTCGCAGTAGCATCAGGTTTCATCAAGGCAATTTCGCGTTGTGCATCATTAACCCAGAGTACAAGTTCACTGGTTACAGGCCATCGAACTCCTGCTGTGTCTTGCAATACTGCTTGTGCCCTATCAACAACACTTTGAACCGTTACAGTCATACGCTACCTATGAATTAAGAATTGATTCCCACGCGGCCTTTCGAGTATCTCCGTCAATGGTCTCACCCATAATCTTGTTAACGACTGCGGCTTTAGGTACACCGTCAGCGTTGAAATTTTCAGGATTGCCATCTTCCATTAGCACTAGCAATGCTTTAGTAAGCTCATCAGCAATAGGATCGGGAACGGGTTCTTCTGAAGTATCGCTCTGTTCAGGCGGAGTTATTTCAGCTTCCGCTTTTACTTCAACAGATTCGTCATTAGCAGAGGTTACTTCCCTAGCACCCATCTGGATTGCAATAAGACCGATTTCCTCACTAAGCTCTCGTGGAACGCCGGGTTCAAACAAAACCGCAGAGCCTCCGAGCGTTGTTACTCTTAAAGGTTCATCACTGATTATCTTCATGATTTTTTATATCTCCAGAAATGAAACCCCCCCTCCGGTGATTAAAGAGGGGGGGATCAAGGGGGTCATTACCCTACAATAAGGTACATAGTTAACGTACCAGTTGTAGCGCCAGTAGCAGGTGCTGCTTGTACTGTCACATCAATTGTGTCATCAGCAGTAAATGTTACTGGGGCGGTTGCTGTACTACCATGAGTAGCGTTACCTATTGCAAGGCTAGAGGCGGTGCCTCCAGCTTGACCAATAGTTGAGCCATCAATCATAGAAGCAGCTGCGCCACCATATCCAACGTCTAAGACGATAGAAGGTGAACCACCCGTGTCAAGGTCAGTTGTAGTTAAAATAACTCCGTAAACTGTCTCGCCTTTAAATACATCACACAGCTGGACTATGTCATTTCCAGCAAGTGCGGCAGAGATTGAATACGATCCTATCCGAACCCCAAGGTTTCCCTGGGGAAAGTTTTGGAATGCTGAGTTCCCAGATATAGCATCAGATGTAAAAGTCGCCATTAGTCAGTCCTCCTATTGGGCAGTGTCAAGTGCGATCACGCCAAAGTCCTGTACTGAGCCACTTGTGTCGCTGTTGTACTTAGGCTTTCGGAGACCGAAAATTTTACCAACACTGATACCCGACTGATTTCCATAGTCAAAAGTATCTTCGACCATTTCAGGTAAGCCAATGTCAGCAAGGGCTAATGCTTGTGCTCCGCAGAATAGGGCACGTCCACCGACTATGTCAGCGTTGGCTCCCCATTTGTAACCGGCAGCACCAGCGTTAGAGCTAGTTCCAGTAGTAGCGCCAGATGTATTAAATACATGACGGAACTCGTGGATCATTACGCCGTCAACCATCAATGAACTTGTTCCTGCGAACAAACCGTTTGAAGGTCCACGAACGCCAGCGTTTCTTACATTCGCCAGAAAGTCAGAATCAAGTTTCAGATCCGCCATCTGTTGAGGAGTAACAAACATATGGAAAGTTTCCTGATTACCCGCGCCTCTGATACCACGGATATAGTTGTCCTTGGCGTAAGCTTTCAGGTTTACGATGGTCTTGTACTGTATGACATCAGCAGCTACGACAGCAGTAGTGTCACCAGCTACCAGCCCGCTAGAGTTATCCCAACGTCTGTGCCTGTCAGCTGTAGGAGCAGAAACGTCTGATGCAAACTCAAGATCCACAAGCTCATGTCCGGCACTAGCTGAAGTGTTTCTCAGCGCACCAGTATTCTTGTGTGTATAAGCAACACCTGACAGTGTTAAGAATGCTAGCTGGTCGCAACGATCAGCCATTGCATATGCTAAAGCATCACGAGACTGCTCACGAAAATTAACAACAGTCTTCTGATCAGTCATACGACCAGCGATCCTGTTTGCAAATCTCAGTTGGTCTAGCTCGATGCTAATGTCAAAGGCACGCAATGCTTCTTCATTACCTTCCAACGTGTTGTCTCCGGTAATACCATCTCCGGTCATGTCAGCAAGCAATGTAATATTTGCTTTTGTACCTTTCTGGTTCTTTGTCAACTCAGTGACACGCTGAACCATTGCGTTAGAACCTGAACCAGCGAACTGGTTTATGAAAGACTGGTTTCTTGCGACTTTCCAAAAGTCACGAGACCACGTCTGTAATTGGTCGCCAGTAAGCGTACCAAAATTAGTTGTAGCCATAATGGGCCTCCAAAAAATAGACAAATTTATGCAGCACACACTGCATCTCATTAGCCGACTTAAAGGAGCGGCTAATCCGTTATTCACGTATCGTGTGAAGACGAATCAGCGATTTTTAACGAGGTACGGCCTCGACAGGTTTAACGTCTTATGTGCAGACGAAAGTACGTTTTTTACGGCTACGGGCCGATCAGTTATCGTACTGATAGACGAAGGTAGTAAAATATTAGTTTAGTATTATTTTAAATGCAACACCTTATTTTTCTTTAAAGGCTTCCTTGTACTCTTCATATGCTTCGTTCTCAGGCGTACTCGGATCATCTGCAACATACCGTCCTTTTTCATCTCTCGCCCGCTTACGAGGGCCGACGTTCAATACTTCGGGTCGCACATTTTCATTAACCGGTTTTTTCTTAAACCCTATAATCGGTAAGCTCGCCAGCCAATCAAATAACGCCATTAATTCTCTCCTTTCAATTACGAACTATCCTTGCAAATGCATATCCAATGACAATTCCAACGCATAACTCTATACCTACCATTTTTCACGGTCCGCCCAATAAGCTGCTGACATTTTTCCTTTAGCTATATTCTTACGGTGCCTCGCTTTAAACGAAGCTCTTTTATTTTTCATCTTTTCAGACTCACCTGCCTTGGGTTTACCCGCTGTAGACGCACCCTGTTCTCCGAACCTGATTAACTTAGTCCTATCACCCTCTTTTGCTACAACAACGTGGGATTTAGTGGGATGTTTGGGAGTACGCTTCGGCTTGTTGTATCCTGTTACGCCCGCTGCTTCAAGTTGCCTTTCCGTCATTAGATAATATCTCCTCTAAGGCGTTTCAAAGTAGCTTCAGGGAGCGCATCAAACTCTTCCTCGGTCATAGTCGAAAGATCAATTGATTTTTCGCCGTGCTGAGAAGAACTTTCGCCGGGTAATTCCGGAGGTTGCGCCTCTGCAGCTTTCAGTTTTTTATTAACCTGCGCCCGTTTCTTGGAAACCTCATCCGTTTTAACCGCACTTTGAGACAAAGCGGGTGCGTCACTGTCTACTGCATCAAGATCGTGGTCTTTAACGACGTACTTAACGGCTTTTCCTAACGCATCAACTGCCTCATAACCTTTCATAATGAACGCATCACGCAATTCAATTACTTCGTTGGTGTATTCCTCGTTAAAGGATTCGGCATTTCTGTCAAAAACAGGGTACGCTTCTTCCATTGCGTTGGCAGCTTGCTGTAAAGCTGTCATCTGGCGGTCTTGATTTACGGTCTGGTTCATTTCCTGCCGCATTTCAAACTCAAGCGCCTTCCTTTCGGCCTGACGAATCTCTCTTCGTAGTGCTACCGCCTTATCTGTTTCGCCATCGAGCACCATATTCTGGTATTCAGTCTCTTTAACGTCGAAGTCGTACTCTTCTGGGGCTTCTTCACTCTTCTGACTTGCTGCATTTATCTCATCAAGCTGTTTTTGTAGGGCTTTCTGCTTTGCAAGCACCTCATCAAGCCGCGCTTTCGGCACCATAGGCGATTTTTTCGCTGTTTCCGGCTCCGGTTTTGCAGGTTCTTCCTCTACTTCGGCAGTTTCTTCAGCTTCTGCTTCCGTTTCTGCGGGTTCTTCAGCTTCTTCTTCGGCTTCTGCTTCCGTTTCTGCCTCTGCCTCCGTTTCATCTTCCGATTCTGCGGTTTCTTCGGCCTCGGATTCCGCAACTTCGGCTTCTTCTTCCGTTTCTTCCGGCTTTTCTTCTGCTACTTCTTCAAAACTTAGGTCTAACGCAGGAGTATCGTCGTCATCAGGTACATCTGCCCCAGGCATAACCATAAATTGCATATCATTTTGTTCCTCGGTAGAGGCTTCTTCCTTTTTCTTACTCATTTAAGAACTCCTGTTAGAATTTTGAAAAGCAGCGGTTGCCAATTTCGTAGCCGCAGCTGTCTGAGACTGCTCGCTTCGTGACGCATTAGTTGCGGATGCAAGTTCTCTGCGAAGATCCAGCTGATCCTGATTCATCTGGATCTGTGCTTGCAGTTCTGCCATCTTGATCTGAGGATCGACCTCGGACATATCCTGTACCTTCGCAATATTGACAGCCGATTCGGTCTGAATCTTACGAACTTCAGCTTCCAGCTTCGCAATTTCAAGCTGCAGCTGCTGCATCGCAGCCTGTTGCTGTATCGCCATTGCTTCTGCCTCTTCGGGCGATGGTGGTTCCTGGCCGGTAGCGACTCTTATGCGTTGTGCTAGCTCGCCTTTTCTAGCGAGATGGCTATATTCAACGATTGCATCGTCAGGTATCTGAACACCGACCTGCCGCAAGTTAAGTGCTTCGGCAAACTGCACTTCATCAAACGAATCACGAGCAGGTGCTGTGGCAATAATTACGTCGTACTCACCAACCATCAAGTTGTTAATAATCTCGCCTTCAGGTGTGACTTCATTCAGTACCATTTCTTCCCGAGGTTTAAGAGGGCTGTCCTCATTCGTTACCTGAACAACCCGTTCCTCTGTATAGAAAGTCTGAATAAGGTTCAGAATTTTTTCAGCAAGGTACTGACGCGCTTTTTTAAGATTATCAAGCGGCACCTGTATCATAACTGCGCCACGATTCTGTTTCGCCTGAATAGCAACCCCTGAAACCTCGGCACTGTCGGTGCCTAACATCGAATCATTGATACCACTAATAGCCTGGATATTAGCCGCTGCTTTTTGTGCAATACGGTCCAGTCCGGTCGGAATCTGATTCGCACCAATTTTTACTGGCGGGTTTGTACCACGGGCATACTCAAGTACCAGACCGGTTTGCGCTCCGTGTTCTTCGAGATCATCCGGTGTCATACCAACTAAAGAACCGCTTTCTACCATCCAGCCGCTGTTCGCAGTGGTATTCACAATATGCAGTTCCTGACTCGCAATCTTATTGAGTTGTTCCTGCGGAGACAGGAGGTTACGCACTACACCAAAAGGTCTGCCTCTTCTGAAATAACAGAAGAACGGGACAATAGTAAAATCAGAATAAGGAGACCAGTCATCGTGCAATACCACACGGTCGCAAGTGACAGTCCATCTGATTTTGCGGATCACTTTGCTGATAATCATCAGGCCATATTCTTTTGCAAATTTTTTACACTTGTTTTCTTTCCAAGCATCGGGGCACTGCCGTTGATCTCCTGTATTCGGGTCTACGAAAAAAGATGCACGGGTCAGCTTCTTTTGCTGCCGCTCGATTACGCGCAGGGCTTTTACATTTCTGTATTCTTCATCACCCGGAACACCCGCCCCGTAATGACCGTCACCGTTTTCAGTATCGCCGTAACGGGTTTCCTGATACTCAACTGAATCAGGGCCGAAGGACATACCGTTCTCGGCAACGAACAACAGACGTTCTGCTTTCTTCTTGCCGTAAATCTCTTCAATCTCATCGAGGGTCATCCACTTTGTCTCGAAGACTTCGCTCCAGGTCTTGGGATCAGAGTCCTTCGCATCCGGATCGATCAGAATATCTAACGGGTCTTTAGCCGTGATACGGATCTCACCTTCGACGTGGTCACTGAAGTCCATGCGAACGTCAAAATATCCGCGCCCGTCCATAATGAGTCCGTCGCTGAATACCTGTTGCTCAACCCAATCCAGTTTATTGTTGTCAGCAATCTGCATATACAGTTTGGTCAACGTATGTGCGACTTCTTCGCTGCCGCCTCTTCGCGGTTTAAACTGAACATCGGCACGGCGAGTAGACTGCTCACCGAGTATTGTATTGATAGTAGGAAGAATCGTGTTCACCGTAAGAGCAGGGCGGCCTTCCTGTTCCAATGCCGACTCATCTTCCGGGTCCCATTGTTCACCCTGATAATAGGAATCACATCTTTGAGCCATACGGACATAATCCAGATGGCCGTTGTCTCGTGCGCGTTCGTATCTCGCCCACTGTGAACGTGTGATCTCTTCTTCTTTAGCTGGGGAAATTTTCTGTTCTTTCATGATTATGCGCTCATTGCAGATTTAGTGCGTTGCTCACTTTTTAATAATCGAGGTAGACGGTCTCGCCAGGATGGGATGTGTTCGATTTTTTCAACAAACGTTGAAAACTCCGTCATCATCAAACCAATCCAAGCCAACGCGTCAACCTGATCGTCATGGACACCATTTGGAAATCGCAACAGTTCAGCCACCAAAGGTCCGGTAAAATGTTCTTCTCTCGGCACAAACACCATGCCTTGTTGCATCCGACCCTGGATTGCTCTGGCACGCGCTTCCTTATCTCTCCGGCCAGTTTTTAAATCTTTAAAATATGCTTCGTAGAGTCCACGTTCCCTAACTCTTTTTTCAAGAAACGGCCCAAGCGCCATTTCAATATGTCCTTTCTCTATCCCTATGATCGAAGGCTTCCATACTTCGTAGAGATCGAGAATCTGTTCAACCAGTTCAAACCCGTCGAACCTGCCTCTGACCATATCGACCACGTACATCTCATCCGCTTCACTGACACCAACAACGATGCCTACGGTCCAGTCATTACGATCCTGTTTACCGATAGCCAGATCCCACGCGCAATAAAACTTCATGCGGTCCAGATCGATATCATCGCGGTCGTAATACTTGATCATGCTACGCGTAAAGTAATCACCGTCATCTGCAACGGGATTCTGTTGATACAGTGCAGACCAGTCTCGCGGTCCGACTGCTTTTTCAATTCGCGCCAATGCTCCCTCATCGTAACGTTCAGCATGAAGCGGTTCGCCAGCCTTCCTGAATTCTTCATCAACCTCGGCACGGGCAGGGTAGTTCACGACTTCCCACTGCTCTCCGTGGTCCGATGCTGCTTTTAATAACCGACCTGCAAGATCGTCATCGTGCCATCTTGTTAAAATTACCAAGACGCCGCCGCCCGGTGCTAGCCGGGTGTACGCAGTTGACGTATACCAATCCCAGGTGCTATCCCGTGCGTTCGTGGATTCTGCATCGTCACGGTTTTTAATCGGATCATCGATTACGAGAACATGCGCTCCCTTACCCGTGATACCGCCCCCGACGCCCGCTGCCACATAGCCTCCGCCAGTGGTAGTAAGCCACGCTTCTGCACTCTGGCTTTGAGGGTCGAGCCGAGTTTTAAAAGCGGTTCGGTAACCTTCTTCACGAAGGAGACCACGGACTTTACGAGAGAACGCCATTGCGAGCGAACCCGAATAAGAGCAAGAGATAAATTCGTGCGTTGGGTTTCTACCCAGATGCCAAGCTGGGAACGCCACCGACGCAAGCGTGCTTTTACCATGTCGGGGCGGCATGAATAACATAAGTCTAGGACTTTTCTTTTCAGCGACATCACGGGAGAACTCCTCTAGTCGTTTACAGATATCTTTGTGAACCCATCCTGCTAGGTAATCAGGATTAAACCGTTCTACAAAAGGTAATAATCGTTTGCGTGTCAGGAACCGCAGAGCAAGTTCCGCACGCGCTTTCTCTTCTACTGTTTCTTCTTTTGGTGTTTCCGGTTCGGGGCTTGCGGGCAGTGGTACTTGCTCCGCGATCTCCGCTTTGCAATACACGCAGAGTCGGTCGTCGCCCGAATACAACGTTTCGGAATGGAGCTTTTTACAGCGAACGCATTCGACCTTTTTGATTTCTGTCATAAAGGGTTTATTTTACTTACCCTTTTTGGGGAAAAACTTATGGTCTTTAAGAACTTTTTTAACGGTTCTTGCAACAGTCTTATAATCTAAATTCGGGTAGTCCAGTATAACTTCAGTACCGTCTTTCCCTTTCATCGTTCTTAATTTGCTATCCGACCTATTTATATCCGGATCGTTTTTTTCTTTAGCCATAATGCGCCTCTGTAAGTTTAAGTAATCAGACTCCGTATTCTTTCGCCATACCCTGATCGACAAGCGCCGTATTCAGATTCTTTCCGTCTGCAATAAGCTCCCCAAGCAACCGACCGTACTTACCGGATTTGTCTTTATGGGTACGGATCAATACTTCTTCTGCCGAGTCGAGGTGTTCATGCAACCAGTCCCGCGCTTGCCGCGCCTTCTCTTTCTCTTCCTCAGTACCGCCTCTTATCTCAGGCGTGTTAATACCGAAAAGACGTATCTTTTCTTTACGGATAACGATATTGAGTCCAAGGTCGATGTCTACGGTGCAAGTATCGCCGTCATAAACGGAGTGAACTTTTGACACTTTATATGTATACAATGTATGGAGCATCAATACGGCTTATACGGAC